TCAGCTGGGACTAAGTGCCCAGCAGTGGAATAAAACATCAAGAGACATTTTATTAAGATTTAATGAATCACTATTACCTGTAAAATCGAGAATCCTTTTTTCTTTTATAAGATTCAATATATTAAGATTTATTTCATTTTTAGCTTGGTCATTTAATTTGTCTATAAAAAAGAAGATAAATTCATACACGATAGGTAATAATGTAATGTTATGCATTCTCTTTGATAAGTTTGCAATGTTACAACCTCTATTTGTATACAATTCCTTTAAGCCTTTTACAAGGTCATTGGCTATTAGATAATACGCTATGTTATTGTCTTTGAATCCCCACTTATTTCCATTCTTTCTGAAAAAATAACATTTCAAAATTCCTTCATCAGCCTTTTTAACTCTATTTCCAAAAGTGCTTTTAATGATACAGGAAATAGATTCTTCTACTATTTCTAATTGACTACTATTATTATCAAAATATTCACCAAGATCCTTTTCTTCTATTTTTATAGTTCCATTATTTTCCAAAATTTTATATGCAACATTCGTAAGAAATTGTAAATAGTTCTTATATTCAATTTTATTACTCTTTAAATAATTATATTGAACACTCTCCTTATTGAATTTACCTCTTATTGTATTTGTTATAAAAGCTTCAAACGCCATATATATATCAAAACTTTCTGTATATGTGTTATTTTTATTTTTATTGTAATATGCATATACGTATAAAAAGAGGGGAATTGAACAAGTATGTAGGAGTCCTTTAGATCTTTTTAAAGTTGGATAATCATAGAAAGTACCAGATAATTCATTATATCTCTCCAACCATTTTTCAATTTTTTCTTTATTGAACTGCTTTAATTGTATTAATTGAAATTCATCACCAAAATATAAGCTTAATGCTGCATAAAAATCTTCACACTCATTATTCTTTTCAATTATTCGAAAATTAACAATTAAATACAAGTTGGGGAAAATCTTTAGAAAATTTGAAAGCTTCTCTATAATTGGCATATGTTCAGTTTCGATATTGCTAGATAAACCATCATAAGAATCAATAAACATATATATTCTTTCATTAGATTGGGATAAGCTTTCTAAAGAAAGCTTTAGCCCATTTATATCTTGCCTGCATAACTCTTCAAAATCATCAGCATATAAATAAATAGTAAAATTTTTATTTCCCAATAAGGAATATTGAATATATTTAGAAGTGAATGTTTTTCCACATCCATAACTGCCAGATATGAACAAACATCGTTGTTTATCCAGCAAACCCAATGAATCGTCTACAAAATTACTACCTATTATTATCTTGTTACTATTAGTAGAAACGATTTCATAATGTGGTTCAACATATATATCAATTATATTAGTTTCATCTGTTGGATATATATGGAAATGCTTTTCTTTATTAATTCTTAATTGATCATGAAATCTAAATTTATCGCGTTGACTTTCCAGACGAGATAAGATTTGACAAATATTAACCTCATGCAACAACTGCCATGTTTGTATATCATTTTTGAGCTCTTTGATAAACAAATTCATTAATTCTTTTTCAGAACTATTCATTGATGATAAATCTTGATTAAGAGCATTGATATAATGATTTCTTTTTAGCCCTTCCTTATAAGCAATATCCTTATTCTTTGACCATAAATTCAATGCATTATCAAATGCTTTATTGACTCTGTCTTTTAAATCACTATTTTCTATCTCATTTAAGCATTTGCCTGATAATACATTTATAACAAAAGCTCCAAAAGTATTAATTATAACATCAAACATAGTATCAAATTTTTATTAGCATTTATCATATAATAAATATACAGTAACAGTGTACTATTTAATCATTTTATTAATTACTCTCCAGTACAATAATTAATATTTAACGATAGACTAAGTCTTAAATTCTTACAGCACTAATATTTAAAAACTTATGTAAATTCAAGTACTTCCTTTCTGTAAAATAATACACTATTCTTTTCTATAAATAAATTTCAACTTGTGTTTTTAAATTATTTTACATAATTAGCTAGAAGGAATCAATAATAAACAGTTAAAGACTTTGACTAGAAAATCTTTTAAGTTATTCTAATAAATAAACTAAAAGGTCTCTAATTATATTTCATGTCAAATATAATACAAAAAATCTATTTTAACAAATTTGGTTATAACTTTTTCGTCATAGGCGAAAATATATTTAGAAAAATATTTAATAATTTGCAAATTTAATTATCTGATTAATAATGAGTTAAACAAGATTTGATAGGCAGAATAGAGCTGATTTATGGTCGTGCGTGGGTTGGCTCTTTTTCATTCTTCCCCATTCGTGCTGACGAATGGTTTCTTTTCCAAATCATAGCAGGTGATATATACCCGTTTCCCATTGACATCACATAGAGCAAGGGCATATCCTTTCTCCAGTATTTTAACCGGCTGATTGTCGCAATAGACAGTACTTCCAACCGGAACTCTTATAAAATGACGTACTATCATTTGATTATCTTTAGCTTGTTGTACCAGTGTGAAGAAAAAGGGAACCACCCGATTAAGAATGATTCCCCGAAAATGATTACTTTATATAGTTTGCTCATGGATTTTTCTTTTTAAGTATTTCAATACATTCCTTTACTCCATCATCGAAACCTTGTTTATACCCTTTGGTATAATCCCCTGTGGTATATACTGCCATTGACAGAAAAAATAGAAGGATACCTACAGGCTTATACCAACCGGGAAGTGATATAGAAAACGGCTTAAATGTAATTGTGAGATCTCCAACCCATAATAGGGCGATAATACATATAATTGTAAATAATATTGTTTTCATATTCAATACTTTTTCCCGTTCAACATAGGTCTTAATTCATTGTATCTTATCTTCTGTTCGATATGCCAAAGCAAATCTATGTCAAGATGTTTGGCAAGTCCAAAAATTGACAGTATCATATCATTCACAGTAATAGAAAAATCAAATATTCCGTCATATCTAACAGGAAGTGTAGAGATGGAATAGATTGATTCGGTGAAAGTTTCGTCTTTATAGGCTTCTGCCATATCTTCAATACAGTCATCAATATCTCCGTTGGCAAGTTCAAGGCTTATCCCTCGAAGTCCTGCAAGGTCAAGCAAGCGGATAACCGCATCGCTTAGTTCGTCTGAAATCGTATCTTTGATATATTTTTCAAAACAATACTTGAAATTGACATCATCGTGCGGTTCTTCATCCTCATAAGAAGACTTGAAAGATTCCCTGTCGGCATGTTTCCCTTTTCGGTCCGCTTCCACTGCTTCCATAAGCTCGCTGATGATAAGGCAAAAGCAGTGTTCATTACTCAGTTCCTTATCATGGAAACCGTGCGTTACTGCGTTACGGTAGGCTTTATTTCTTAATTCGTTTAAGCTCATGATATTTTGGTATTAATTGGTTGGCAATAAAATACCCGATAACCGCCACAAAGCAGTTTCCGGGTATTCACAAAGCACTAACAAGGATTGTCAGTAGAAATTTTACGTAGATTAGTTATAATCGATGTCTCTATCTAACAAACAATATAAGAATAATTTTAAGACTTGAAGAACTCTTAATCTTGATTGCATATTGAATATACCTAGTCTTATTTTATTGCGTACGGATACCTTAAATCATGAATATCGACAATATCCTTACACAAACTATCCAAAGAAGGCATTATAAATGATCTTGTGATTCCTATTTTTTCAAGTTTACTCAATATGTTTTGTTTATATTGTACAGGAATTATATATTTTGCATAGATGAATTCGAATTTTTCCTTCCAAGGTTCTGGATAAAGTACAAATATGCCATTCTGATTTTTATACCTAACATCTGTCATATTAGGAACTAATAAAGTTATTGCAGGAAATGAAAATATGTCATCTTTATCTTCATTAAAAACCCTTCTTGAGAATTGATAACTTTGATAAACAATTCCATCTTTATCAAAATTAGAGCAACATGCAAAATATAATGCAATTAAAGGATTATAAGTCCAATCAAGAAGTCTCGTTGGAAGTCCATAGTGTTGTGCTAGAAACAGGAATTCCTTATCATTTTTAGGGCGTGCATCCGTAAACATTGAATATTTTCTTTTAAAATCTTCAAATACCTCTTTCTCATATTGCTTCAACACGTCCTCCTGTCCTTCCTTGAACCTCCGGCCTATTGAAGGTATCAATTTATATTCAGAAGAAGATTGGCCTCTGAAAAAATCCATTTCAGGGAGGCCATATTGTAAAGACATAAAACTTTCCAAGGTTTGTACAGTAAATACTTTCATCACTTTTTTATTAAGGTTATGATATCACTTAAATTCTACATTCGAGTTGTGTATTCACTGCAAATATACGATTTTAATTTACAGAAACTCAATAAAGTTTTTCTGCTATAAAAAAAATCAAAGGGTAAACACTAATTTTGATAGAATTAACTTTTAATATCCTCTCACTTGATATTAAGCTCGCCCACAGCTGTTTTATGGTTATTGCTTTCATTTTGTTCGGTTTTGAATTTCTTGTTTATTTCCTTTTCTGCCGCTTTGGCTCCTTTCTTGAATCCCTCCACAAAGCTGTCAAAGCAAATCCTATGGATCTCTAAAGTACATCTTCGCATAAGTGGACAAATCGAACATTTTTGGCTAAGTCCGGCTGACTTCTTGGCTATTTTCGTTACGTTTTTCATTGGATTTTTAAATTAATTATTACGATTTCTTTCCGCTGCGACTTCACTCATACACATCTTGCACCAGGAGGTGAGACATCGGTATTCCTTATCCCCACATCTGACAGTCCTGTTATAGAACCGGTGGAGCGGAAGGGAACGTCCGCAATGCGGACAAACCTTTCTTCCGGCTTCCGTACCGGCAACCGTCTTGGCTTTACGGTGTACAAGCGTACATCCCCTGCATTCATCCAGTCTGCCTTTGTATTTCCGGCATTTGTGCAGGGAGATGCGCCCGCATGGAGCGAATTTCTCGCAGTCGAATCTGGGTTCTGTGTGATAGATGTTCATGCAGTAAGTTTTTTGATCAGACTCATGTTCTTCTTCACCAGCCGGATAATGCAGTCATGATACTCCGATGTTCCGTTGCATACGGCTCTTGACTGTACTATCTGAAAAGATTTAAGATTCACTTCGATGGTTTCCACATGTTTTTCTCCGACTATGGCTGTCATGATCAGGCATTCACTGCGTCTGTAATACCTGTTGGCGTATACACAATGGTGCATGGCTTTGCCCTCCTTGTAGAACTGGGTTACGCTTTCAAGCGGACGGATGACTATGCCGTCGCCTTTGATTTCCATGCCGAAGAATCTTTCCATCCGGTTGTAGAATGATGCTATATCCTCCTTGAGCTGCTTTTCTTTTTGGATAGCCTTTATTCTGTCCCTTTCCCTTCTTTGCCTTGCCTCAATTTCATTTTTCTTTCTTAGTAATCTGTCGTGCTCGGCTTTTAAATTTTTGGGACATACGTATTTGGCGTTATGCAGATCCTTGTGGAAATAGGACAGCAGGCTTATATAGTCATTCCACATGCTTGCATCTCTGATTATATAACGGTTGCGGTTGCAGATGTTGAAGGACGGTTTATATCGGAGTTGGTAATAGCCCGTTTTGTACATGTGCTTTAACATATCCGTCTGTCCGGTCTTGATACATAATTCCGCATCATTGCCACCTTTCAGAAGGTCTCGTACAAGTTTTGAGGGGGGTACATCGGGGAACCGTTTCCCGATTCCCCGCTTTCTCAATTCCGGGAGCAGTTTCTTTCTTGGATATATCCATCCCCATATCGCATATAGGTCTCCACGATAATTCCAACTGTAACTGCCGTATTCACCCTTTATGCTCAGTGGTTCCGAATATATCCATCCGCTGCTTCCCATATTCATCGGTTTTGCCATGATGGTGCGTTTCCCCTCGACGGTGATCCATTCCTGAACCACTTCAAAGAAAGTATAGTGAATATAATCCTGTCTGCTGTTCAAATCAAAATTCCTTTTTCTGGCGTACTTGCAGCATAGTATATGTCTTATGATCTGGAACTCTCCGGCGGTCTGTAAGATGGACATGTACTTTTCTTCCTTGACTTTTTGTTTCCGGCTGACCTTTACGTCCAGTTTGTGGTGGCAGTACGGGCATTCGGTCGTATCACCGAGCAGGGTGGTTCCCAGCTCGCTATTGCTTGTGTTTATCCATGTTCCGCCGCACTCGGAACACCATAGCTCATCCTTGCACCTATATGCTTCGTGGGTGAATATATGTTCTTTCGCCCATTCTTTTTGTACTTCGGTAACGGCGGACAGTTTGCCGCTTAGTCCGGTTACACGTTTCTCAAGTTTCGTTCTCGGTTTCATGATTAGAACAGGCTCATTTGTTGGACATTATCATCCGCTTTCTTTCGGACGTTTTTCTTCCTGAGTGTCTGGTATTGTTCTTCCGCCAGCCGTGCGATTGCTTTGTCACGTGCCGCTTTCTTATCTTCTTCGGTGAGTTCCACAGGTTTGGCGGAGGATGATACGGACGTTTTTTCTCCGGCAGGCAGCCGGTTTATTTTGATATCGTCCTCATCATAGTAGTGCACTGCCATCCCGTAGACCTCCTCGTCTGAAATCGCTACGGCGTTACCACGCTTCCTGGCTTCACCCATGATATAACTACAGCATTCATCAATGCTTTTCTTCTCATTCGCATATTTGGGGGCGAACAGTGAATCTTCTTCCGCCCGTTTGTCCAGATAGGCTTTGATTGCCTGTTTGAAACTTTCATTACTTGCCATGGTCGTTAGTTGTTTGTCAAAAATGGAATCATGCTTTTCATCTTATAAGCATCGTTAATGTTGATAACATCGCCGCTTTTCTCATCCGGACAGGCGGCTCCATCAAAGCTCTTTCTCGGATTTATCGGAGAAGGACTGATTTTGTTAATCAGAATGTTTTTAATATCCATAGTTTTAATGTATTGGTTTGACTTTTAGTTTGTTATATCAATAAAGATAAACGTTGAGAACAAGTTTTACAAACAGAAACTTCGCCATTTTTATGCCTTTCTACCAGAGGGTAAAACGGTCAGAAAACCACGCCGTACAGTCTCGTTAAAGACAGGCAGGTCCTCAGCTCTGACATACACCTCAGATTCATGATTCAGGGTAAGATATGAGCTGAAACCGAAACGTTCACATATCTCTTTACGTCTTTTCATGCCTTTGGAGCTCCACTTTATTCTGATTTTTTCCATAAATCTATTATTTGCTTGGATTCTGCATCACCGGATTCCGCACGGCGTTTTAGTTCGTTGTACCAGCTCAAAGAAGAATATCCTTCGGGTGGAGTGAATCTTCTGTTCTCTATCTCATTTTGGATTCTCTTTCGGTTTATAGCGTCCAGCTCATAATTCCTTTCTGACCTGAACTCCTTGAAAAAGGCATTGCCAATTCTTCTGGCATCGAAAGAGGCGAATGAATTATCATACTTTCCAGCTTTGTAGCGTGCGAAAAACAACATCAACTCAGAAAGTTTGTAAGCCTTAACCTGTGAGGCAAAGGACTGGCAGAAGATTCTTATTCCATCAGCAACTCCCTTTTCCTTGCTGTTGGAAGCCCCGAATATGCCAGACACCTGTATGTCAATCCAATATTCGGAGGAACCATGGCCGTAAAGCGCATCATACTGCATCAGCGAGGGACAGTCTGCCATATAAGCCTTTTCCGGATTCTGAAGGGTATATCCCCATTGAGTTGGTGAAAATACTCTTTCAACCTCAGAACGGTCTTTCCATTTGGTCAGCCAAGCCTTCTTCGAGGTCTCGCTTATGTTGTTGTAGCAAGCTAAGAGCGTAGGCGTTAGCTTCCTGCTTGCTTGTATAACAGCTCCTATTGTTCCCATTGTTCCGTTGTTTTTCAAGTTCAATTTTCAGCCATCTAGCAAAGTGTGATTTCGCATCCTTTGGTGCTTTCCTTACCTCTCCCTCGTTTTGAAGTTTCTCGAAAAAATGTTTTAAATACGTTTTGAACATATCTACCGTAAAATCCTTGTAACCGGAATTACGTGTATTCATCGTTACGATTTCACTCCAACTCATGTCCCTTGACAATTCCTCATAGCATTCGTTTAATCCTTTGCCTAAAATTTCGGGAGGGGGAAGATTTTCTTTATCTCTCGATAGAGAGATTTCTTTATTATTTCCTTTCCTTTTCTTTGTGGTGTTTTTGCATACATTAATGTCGGCAGTAAAAGGGTTATTGCATACATTAACCCCGCCATTGCAAACATTAACTGTATCGCTCGATACATCTCCATCGTCGGAAGAAAAAACTTCCTTGTTTTCGCAACCGCTAACTTTGATTAATAAGTATCTAAAATCATCCACAGATTTACGCCTTTTAGATATTTTGAAATATCGCTTTTGGATGCCCGCACTGGTAAGAACTCCCATCGAATCAAACAGGTCTTTGTCAAAGAAGCCCCATAAGACTAAACGGTTCATTATGCTGTCGAGCAATTCAGAAGACACTCCGGGCAGGTCTCTAAGGAGTTTGAATTTCAGCAGATCATTCCACAATATGAAATATCCATTTCGGTATATCGCACAAAGCAGCTTGATTACAACAATTTCTCCTTTAATCCCGAATTCCCCGGATATGGCTACAATCTTCTCATCATTAAAGAAATCAACGTCAAAAGGGAAATAATCCAATCCCATTTTATTAGGTCTTGCCATAGGCGTTTCCTTTACCCGAATTCAACCGGGGTTATTTCATACTCGACACGCGGTTCTTTCCGGTCAACGAATTTTTCAATCTCTATGTACACGCACTGACGGTCGTTTTTGATTGTTCCCGTCATTTGCAGACAGTCAAGCAGTATTTTCAGTGAGTTGTCCAAATCCGGCCGTTTGCTGTTATAATAGACTTTTGCCCTCAGTCTGAAATATCCCTCAATCATCCGTCCCCGTTCGGGGCATTGGATATAAAAGTTCTTTTCGTATTCCTTGAGCACTTCCTGTTTTGCAAGCGAGGAATGTGTCTTTCGGGTCTTGGGGTCAAAATGAGAAACAATCTTATAACAATTGCTCTTTGATGGTATTTGTCCTCTTATGATATACATGATTATAATATTACGTTAGTTAATTGTTTGCCATTGCTCTTGATGCACCACTTGTCCTTTTCCGGTTGTTCTACCCTTAAATCCTCGACTTTCCCGAATGTCCTGATATTGCCACATAAGTCTATGACCCAGCCGTTCTTGCCGGGGCACGGACGAATGACACGTCCGACCATCTGATAATACAGTGAGAGTGACATGGTAGGTCTGCAAAGCACGACGGTGTCAAGTTCTGGATAGTCAAACCCTGTGGTAAGCACGCCGACATTGGCTACAACTTTTATTTTCCCGGCTTTGAATTCGGCAAGTATTCTCTCACGGTCAGATTTGGTGGTATCCGCGCTTACAACGGCGCTGTCAGGAATCTCCCGTGCAAGCATTTCAGCCTCGGCGGTGAACCGGGTGAAAACAAGCATGCCTTTACGTGCTCCCCCGACTTTGGGATGAAGCAATCGTTTCACTATGGAGATGAGATAGCCGTACAGATCCACACGCCGGAATTCATCAGACAGGCTTGCGTCGTCAAAATCAGCTCCGGAAGAGTTTCTCCTCACTTTGGTCAGGTCAATTCTCGTGACATCGTAATACTTCAACCGGGAAAGAAACCCTTTGGCAAGCAATTCGCTTACCTGGCAATAATACAGGACCTGGGAGAAGACACGCGGACGGGTACGGGTGAGAAACTTAAGCATACTTCCGTTCATGCAGGAATATAACCGGTATGGGGTGGCGGTAAGCCCTACAATCCTTCTTTCAGCCTGTTCGAAGAATCTCTTGTACATTCCATCGCTTGGCTTGACAAGATGGCATTCATCAATCAGAATGTTCTTGAAATGCTGGAAGTCCTTCATATGCCGGATGACACTGCCGATAGTGGCGAATGTGATGCGGCTGATCTCTTTCCGGCCCACTGACGCGGAATATATGCTGCAATCCCAAATTCCGTATGTTTGCAGCTTCGCAAAGTTCTGTTCCAATATTTCTTTATTAGGCTGGAATACAATCAGAGGCTCCTCAAGCCTCGCTGCTATATCCGCTATGATGAGTGATTTGCCCGCACCTGTCGGAAGTACCAAAAGACCGTTCCTGTCTGACTTCATCTTAAAACACATTACAGCGGCATCACTGGCTTTTTTTTGATAATCTCGTAATTGATATTTCATAGTCTGATAACTCCTTTATGAACTTTTTCGTGGCAAGAGGCGCATAAGGTGACAAGGCAGTCCAGATGTTCGAGTTCATGACCGACTATGGACATTCCGTTCACCTTATAGCGCATATGATGTACTTCCAGCGGATAGAGGGCGTTACAATGCCGGCATTTGTGTCCGTCCCTGATACGTATTTCCCTTGCAACCTTCTCCCAATATGGATTCCGTGTCAGGGAGAGCGCATACGCCGACTTGCGTCCCCTCTTATGCCGTAGCCTGCTCATCAGTTTTCTTCTTCGTCAGAATCAACACATCCCAATGCATTGTTCAGATCATCTTCATTGCCTAGCTCATCGTCGCTGTCATCCGGAATCATGTCATGTTCGTTGTCAAAATCATCATCGTCAGGTTTCTCCACTGCCGGAAAATCCAGTCCGAACAGTTCCATCATGGCTGTGCGGTTTCTATCCTCCTGCGCCCACAGGGAAGATTTGTCGTAAGATGAAATCTTTTCAGCCTTGACCAGCAGAACACGGCCGTTTATTACCGAATAGAAAAGGTAGTAGCCGTTCAGGGCTATACGGAATGTCTTGGTTGGCGGCAGCTTCTTTTCCTTTGTGCCTTCCGTCACCTTGGCGGCATAATCCTTGATCTGTCTGCTAACCGAATTAAGAGCCTCCTCAGCGTTCGCCTTCAGTCGTTTGGCCTCTTCCTTTGCACTCAGCAGTTCTGCCTCGGCACTTGGCAGTTCTTTCTCTACGAGCTCACAATACTTCTTTCTGATCTCGTCTTTTTCAAAATTATCCATATATCTCATTGCCAGTTCATTCTCCGGGAACATGACATTGAAATGCTCGTTGACAGCCTTGATGATCTCCTTCTCGTTTTCAGCATTTCCGAATGTCAGTTCAAGAGGGAATGTGTCTTTTACAACTTCCGGCAGGACAAACTGCAGTTCCTCCGGTTCATAATCGTTTGTAATCATAATTATATTTTAATTTGTTATTATTAATATCTGCCTTCATACTCGGCTACAAAGGCGGAATAGTACTTATCGGTAGGCAAGGGGAGTATGATGCCAAAATCATTGTTGACATCAGCCTTCACGCTTTCCATGAAGTTTGTCATTTCCAAGGTATTCAGCTTGCTTGTGCCACGGGATATGGTTTCGGTCTTTCCACCTATGGTCACCTGTTTGCTCAGAAATTTCTTGCAGTAGAGATCATGTATGTCCTGCACACCGTCAGCGGTGCTCCAATATTCCTCTCCTGTGTATTCCCTGAAACAGGCCCCGATACATCGGAACCATTGCCACATGAGGGCATTCTGGTTGAGGGTACGGGGCTTGGTCTTGCGTTTGATGGTGAGGGTATATTCCCCATTTCTCAGCAGGCTTAGCATGAACTCAAACGGTTTGTCAAGAGTTGCTTTACCGTCTTTCTTTATAATAGTGGCTTCCATCAGCAGGGCAACTCATCATCGGAACTGGCATGTTGTGTCTGCTGCTTGACAGTTACCATCTCCATGCTTTCTGCAAATATCTCAACGACAGTATGCCTGACACCGTTCTTGTCTTCAAACGACCGGCTTCTGATTTCGCCTTCGACATATACCTTATCCCCTTTATGAAGATACTTCTTGGCTGTTTCGGCAATACCACGCCATACTACGATATTATGCCATTCGGTACGTTCGGGAATTTGTGTGCCATTTGGCAAAGTCTGTGCGCGCTTGGTCGTGGCAAGAGAGAACTGGCCGACGGCGACACCGCCCTCAAGATATCTGACATCGGGATCCTTTCCGAGATGTCCTAACAGGATTGCTTTATTCACACTCATTTTCTTTCTCCTTTCTTATGGTTATACGAATAGATGCTTTCTTTTCGACAGATTTCAGATACTTTGAATACAAATCCGGATAGTCAGTCTGGAATGCCTTGGTGTCGAATGACTTGCCTGTTGTGGCGGGAGTGACGGAAGCACGCAGTCGTCCGGCATCCCATACATTCACCCCATTCTCTATCATGGCGTTTTTCAGTCCTTCCTTCATCTGTTCGCTTTGTTCCTTGGCAAAATCCAGCTCTTCCTGGATATCAATAAGCATCTGTACAGCCGCCGCAGTCATCAACTGCAGGTTTCCGGCAGGTGCTATTTCTGTGGAAAGGTATTTCTCACCCTTCACTTCGCATTCCATGAGGCGCATTACTTCTTCATCAGACCTGCGCTCAACAGGAATAAGCTCGGACTTGTCTCCACGGAGCCAGACCCCGTACAGGTTTCTGACTTTCAGTCCGGGATTCTGCCTCTCAAAGAGGTATGCGTATATGGACAACTGCCAGCTAAGGAATTCTTTGTCTATCCGGTAAGTGGTCTTGATATCCGCCAGGCTGATCTCACCTTCCTTTTCCCATACACAGTCGATGTTGGATGCGAAGTACTCCTCATCGGATACTGTGTATTCGTTGGCCAGCGCGTCATATCCGGCATTCATGCGCTCACGTAAATAGTTCTCCGCCTCGATGCTTTCAGGTTCGAACCCTGTCGAGTCCACAAACTCGCATTGTGAATGGATACGGCTGCCCTTGTTGGCCGCACGCCTCATCACATGGTCGGGAACGCCTTTGTACTTGTCGGGAAACAACTGCCGGCTGATCATACCGGTAATTCCCCGGAGCTGTTTCTCTCCAAGAAAATAGGTGTGGTTCTCTTCATTGAAAACCACAGGGGACTTTACTAATTTTATCATTTCTTTTCAGGATATTTTTTGCCCATTTCAATACAGGCGTTACGAAACTCGTTATTGTTCTGCATGACTGTGTATCTTTTCCAGACAGACAGGACCTGCGCCCGTGACTTGCAGGCATTCATCTCATCAACTGCCTGTTTCAGTTGCGCACCGGTAAAAGCGGCAGGAGTCTGTGCCGGATTTTTAGGCACGGTTCTGGCAGGTGCCTGTTCTTTCACTTTCTCTTTCACTTCACCGAAAACATATCTTACGTCACCTCTGCCGTCAACAATCACCAGTTTGGAGATTTCACGCTGCTGGTTGTATTCAATCGACTGTACGTTGAACTTGGTATTTGTTCCAAAACTCTTGGAGCCATTGTAGCCGGTTTTTTCATATACTTCCGAGGAATCCAACGTTATCCAGATGAAGGGAGCCGTGTAAAGCTCACGACCGATTCCCCAGTTGAAAGCGGCGCGTTTGAAGGCATCGGACGCCTGTCCTTTCTCCTTCTCGGTATTGGACTCCGTACCCACATCCTGTTTGTTTACCCATACGCCTTTATCAGCGTCCCAGACAGATATCGTGCAGAACAGGTTTCCGTTTATTAGTTCGTGGCTACGCTGCCAGTTGTTTGGACCATAGACCTCATCCAGCATACGCATATCAACACGGGCATCTTTATAGAGCAGGAGGGAACAGCCGTTCTGCTTCATCGTGCCGACTCTGCATTCAATCTCGGAAGCCAATAATGTTCTGATTTGACTTCCTTGTGCTTTTTCTTCTTTTTTAGCAGCCATAATTTAATTTTATTGGTTTGACTTTTAGTTGTTTATATCTATAAAGTTATCTTTTATTGACAAGTTTGGCAAACAGAATCTTCGCCATTTTATCGCCATTTTCCCAAAGAATTAGGAGAATGGAAAAGCCAAAGAATACAATTTTACTCTCCAGCTTCCCGTTCCTGATGATGAACTTGGATAGCAACCCCGAAGAGGGATTCTTTGGGGTATATAATACAATCAGCCAATATGCTGATACAATTTATAATTCTAATAGCATGTTTGTAAACCGGTAAAAAGGTGCACTATCTTCACAGACCATGCACCGAAATCACAAACATAAAATAAATGCGACAAAACTACTAGTCAGGCCTTCACAGGTTCATGGTGGAGAAACCCGGATTCGAACCGGGATGAGTTGCCAGGTCCGCCACATCCAAGGTTGGCCGTCCTGTCATCTAATGGTGCGTCTGCCTATTCCGCCATTTCTCCGTTTTGCCACCGTACCGCTGTACGGTGGACTTTTCTCATCTTAATCTATTATTATGAAAAATACAATTATCCTCACGGACGTCACGCATGAGGGTATCGAACCCTCCCCGACGAAGATCAGTCTTCCGAACTCTTGGGAAACCCGGTTGTTTTATGCGTGTTATAGCCACCCCATCCCGTGAGGTGGCCCACATTAAGTTTCATTTATGTGATTCGAAATTCACCCTCACGGGCTTTGTTCCCGGATAGTCGGTCATGACACACCGGGATAAATGAAGATATAGAATATAACATATAAAAGAGGGCTTCCACCTCACGCTGTCCTTTCCAGCGGCTTTGGGTTAAATTATTATCTAACAAATTGTTCTCTGCTTCACTGCCTTGAAGTCTCTAACATGGCTACGTTTATACGGGTAGGTACGGCTCCCGCTCTTCAGGTAAAAATATGCAATTGCATCGTGGACGATACGGGACTTGAACCCGCGACCCTCAGCTTGGGAAGCTGATGCTCTGCCTCTGAGCTAATCGTCCATGCGCCCGGACACTTCCGGGCTTGATTGATTAATTAGTATTCAATATGATTGAAAGGTTCACCCTCACGGGCTACTGGTGCGGACGGGCGGACTCGAACCGCCGACCTCACGGAAAACCATGCGCTCTGCCTGACTGAGCTACATCCGCTTTGCCCGGACGCTTCCGGGCTGATAACAAGCAACCAGGATCAATCCTCACGGATCAACTTCTTTATATACCTGACCATATAACCGGGCATCATTCTTTCCCAAAGGAAAGCTGTACATATTGAATATACCAGCCCGATCACATTCAGATAAGTTATATGACCTTCATTATCCAGAGTGAAAGTCATCAGAGTGGGAACAGCCAGCAGGCTGATCCACATAATGAATAGTATTTTTTTCATTCTTGTTTCTTTTTTCCGGTTTTTCCAGTCTTTCTCATATTCCTGCAATGCATTAGTACTTGTGCGGCATTGCAGAACCATTTTCCGTTCTGCGAGTTTCTCGGCTTGACAGCCTCTATCTTGCCTGATTCGATCAGACGTTCCAGTTTTTTCTTTCCGCCTACTATTGCGGCTGCCTTTGTCTGTCCGAAATATTCTCCGGACATCACACGCATGATGTTATCCAGAAGGATATCAGCGGTATTGTCCATAAGCATAGTTGTCCTTACCTTGTTGTTGCATAGAAAAATCATATCACTGGGTTCTGGTTACTGTCACCGTTTTCTTTTCGATATTGGTTTTCGCGGACCATTTGTATCCGTTCGCACGTTCCACAGCCAGATTGGCACCATAAATCGTGCTGCCGATTGATCTGGCCTGACTTAAAGGGAATACCTCACATTCACCGACCGCCATTTTGCGGAGTGTCGGAACGATTTCTTTTTTTTCTGTTGTTTCTGTCATGATTGAAAAAAATTATAGTAATAGTTCTCCCGAGCCGATCCGGTCGGCGGCATCACGCCTTTTTCGGGAGATTTACTTAACTTTGTGGTGTCTAATCAAAAAATTAAGTGGTTATGGAAAAATATGAAATTGAAGAACGTCTTCACAAAGTATTTAAAAACTCACTTGATATGAAAGCCCAATGGATTTTCAAGATACAGAGTACAATACTCATGGTATCTTCAACAATCTTCGCTGTTATGGTTTCTTTAGCCAACGTTTCAAATGGCAGTCTTTGCAATCGTGTCCTTTTGGCATCCGCAATTTTATTAAATTCGGTATGTATCCTTTTCGCAAGCATATCTTTATTCGAGAATCGAGCCATGAGCAATGCATTGTCTCGCATTTCCTATAATAAAATAGTGGAATATAGAATGGGAATCCTTGGAATTGATTCTTCTTCCTCGAAGCAATACGTTGAGCGTAAGCCCATCTTCGCATTTTGTGAAAAAGCGTCTTACGTTTCATTTCTGTTATTTGTTTTAGCTTTGACAGCATGCGCCATATACAAGATTTGTTATACATAATTCAAATCTTAATTAGAGGTGACGGGCGGACTCGAACCGCCGGCCTCATGGGAACCATGTGCTCTGCCTGACTGAGCTACATCACCTGTTATATATCGTAAATTGAAATCCATGTTTCAACGGCCCTTACAGGTCTAGCTGATTATTTTTACAACGACACGAGTCTGACCCTTACTCACAGCATTATGTCGTTGGCAGATTATGCTTACTCCCGTAGTCCGGTTTGTGCAGGAGGAAATCTGCGAACTCCTAAATTCCAAGATGTCAAAGAACTCTTCTCTGTGTGTTCCCGGTCGCCCACCCAAGAGCATACCGGGTGGCGGTTGCCCGCCGGTGGTTTGGTTTGACTTCGGTGAGGTTACGGCTTCTGTACAAGAGAATCTTTCAAGATGCCTGCTGTAATTGCTATGGATTCAAGGGCAGCCTCAAGAACTTTGCATCTTTTTTCTGCCTCAGTCCAGAATTTTGCATTCTGGTCGCTTTGAAATTTCAGCTCCTTGTTTTGGGCTTCAAGTTCTTCAATTCGTTTTCTTAATTCTTCTTCCATGATGATTGATATTTGATTGGTATGATTGAATTATCTGGTTGCATATCCATTGGCCATGTCACCTGTCGGGTTGGCGTACAGGCTTTTCATCGTGAGTTCTGATTTTGGCAGGCGGGGCTTGATGTTCTGTGAGTAGTTATAGTCTTCCATGGCAAGAATGGCGTCTATCCAAGCTTGTCGTAAGGCTGATTTCAAAGTATATCCCTTATAAACTTTCATGAACGCCCATGCCCTCTGCATGATGGCTTTGCGGTTATATTTGCCATCCACAACTAACCTATAGTCGCGTTTTCTTGCGCAACTTTTATTACTATTCGATTGGATATGTGAACTATTATTCATATATTTGTTTATTGATTGATTAGTATTGCAAAAGTAATCCATAAATGGATAATTTGCAATCATTTGTTTGAGTATATTATCCATATTTGGATATATTAACTATTGATTGTATTGGTATGGTTGAAAGAATTAAGTCTATTATCAATTATTATAAGCTAACTGATAGAGCTTTTGCTATTAAATGTAACATTAAGCAGAATACTCTTAGTAGGCAATTGGGAGGTACTAGTGAAGTTAGTCTATCCACTATTGATGCTATATTATCCACTTTTGAAGATATTTCCTCAGAATGGTTGTTGCGCGGGAAAGGAACTATGTTACTTTCGGATGTAGAGCATGAACGGAATATCATACCTGACTCTAACATGGAACGGATGAACCGACTTGTAGATACAATTGCGACTCTACAAGGTGCACTCAACGAGAAAGATAAAACAATAAAGTTGCTTGAAGAAAAGGTAAAGCGCTTGGAAACTGAATTGGCAATGGTTAAGAATGAACGAAAAATCGGATGATATGGGCAGTTGAAAATAATACTTTTGATTAAAATAGCGCTCGTAATCGCATAATCGTATTATTATGTTATTTCTCTTTACTATTATAATAAGTGTCATATTATAGCTTTACATTGTATTGCGGTATCATATCATCAGATACCTGAAAAGATAGATGGTTACTACAAAACATGTCACAGGATATCTAGAAGGTCATTGAAGAAGAAATGATAAAAAGTGAATATACTATTAAATCTAGATTTTAATATTATGAAAAAAATTAGAACAGCATCAGTGCGTGCCACTACAGCGGAAATAGAAGCAGAACAAAATGAAAAACGACAAAGAAATAATAGTCCAAGGCTAACTATAGTCAAAATTGTTCTTACACATCAGACTGAAAGCAATTTTACATTTAAAAACGCAGTTTGTGAGCAATATAATATAGAAAACACAACTGATGATAGGGATGTCTTCGAAATGTATGCGAAAAATTTCTATAAGATTTTAGATAAAGATGAATTTATTGTTCCAGACAAAGGGAAAAAGAAGGGTATATCCGTTAAATTAGCCAAATCAGGCTTGGTTAAACATAATGACCAAATAACATTAACTCCAGAGGAGGCTGCAAACAAACTTGAAGTCCATTCTTCGAAGAATATATTAGAAGGTATTGTTATTGGTGGAATATATGGACGGCCAAGAAATGCAAGACAGTTAAAAAATAGAAATAAGAAGAAAGATGTTAATAGGGATGATGTCATAACAGACGATTATTATGTTATGATATATTTACCTATGGATAATAATATTGGATTTCTTCTATTGCAATATTATCCAGATATAACAATTAAAGATGAAATAACTAAATTCATCCGAAAAACATTACGTCGAAGTAGGGCTAAATATGATATAGCGTTCTCATATTATTGTAGTAAGGAAATGAGTGAGCAATTCTCTTCAAATAGCATTTTGGATCATTTAACTTTAACAAATCCATTTATTAATGGAGATGCGATAAACGATAAAGAGGATGTAGAAAATAAGCAAGTAAATGATATTATTCTTAAAGTAGAAGTGGCATCTCCATCTGATAAACCTGTTCCTTATTCACAAATTCAGGGTTTTATAAAAAAAGTTGCAAATGTTATACTTAATAATAAAGCTGCCAAAGATTATCAGATGCAAACCGCCACAATAAGGAATCAAGTTACAGGGCTGACTACTACATTTGATATTGATGGAGAACTAAAAATACGTCCAACAACATATCTTTATAAAAAAATAAATGTAAATGAGGATGGAATTCCTAACTTTGCAGAACTTAAAGAATATTGTTTCAATGAGTTAGAGAATATAAAATCCGAAACATTAGCTGGATATAAAGACAATGAAACAAAAGAGTAGATTATGGATTTGGATAATAAAGCAAATCCCGATTAATTACATATTCGGGATTGTTGAAGATGCTCATAAATGGCAAAAGCAAAGTCTTTTGCATGAATTGGAGGATGGTAAATCTAAAAAAAGAAATTACTTTAGAGTCCTTAAATTTGCATCTTTGGTTATTGCAATAATCTTAACGGTATTTGTTAGTACGGGCATTAATAAAGATTTTGCAGGCTATATAATATCAGCATTGTCTATTTTTATAGGTTTAAATATTAGCCTTATTATTATGCTTTTTGATAAGTTTAATTCTACTAATTTTGATACTAATAATAAAACATATAAAGATAAAGTGAAATTACTGAAACATCGTAATTTTTTTATGCAATTTACATCTCTAACGGCATATTCCATAATATTATCTTTAGTATTAATTGTGTTGTTATCAATATGCTTCAGTCAACATTTTACTTCATCTATATCAATATCTGAGAAGATTGCATATGTTTGGGAAATGATGAAAACAGATTGGACTCCTGGGTGGTCATGGAAAATTTTTATGTTTGCGTTGTGGCAAGCAACAATATTAGTAATAAGATGCTTTACTTATTATTTACTTTTTTATTTCATTATTATCTTATTCTATTCTGTTGGTAGTGCGTATGCATATATCTCTCAAGAGTATGAAAATAAAAAGATTGAATTGTACAAAGATAGGAAATTCTGATAGTTTTTGTAAAATTATAAGTTGCAAAAGATACCTTACAAAGAATTCAGTTCAATATATAACTACCTTGTCATTATAACAGTTTAGATATTCTATTATGTGATTTCTAATGGATTGGTGGAAAGTTTGAATAAGGGATGATAAAGGATGGATTTAAAGTGAGTAAATAGAATTCTAACAAACATTTTTATTATATCCCTTGTGAATATTGGTTCTTATTTATATATTTGTTGATTAATTAGTATGGTATGATAATCAAGTGAATAAGAATAAAATCTTGATTTATTGAGATAAAAAGGCGATGAAAAGTAAAAAAAGAAAAGAAAGTATGAATCCTTCTGCAGTTGTTCCAAAAGAAAATGAACGTAACAAGCAGCGGGTAAATCCTTCCAAAGAGGATGTAATACTAGAGAACGTTTCCTCAAATACAACTAGTGAAGATTGTTGTCACACGAAAAACTGTTCACATTATATAGGGAAAAACAGGCTGAGCCTTTATAAAGGTAAATTTTTATTTTCAATAATAGCGTTTACTGTAGCTGTTATTATACTTTTCATTCTGTTTCATGTAAGTTATGTAAATAGTCAAGAGCGTATAGTTTCTATACATCAAAATTTTTGTAAAGATATTGCAGGACGTTTAGAGTCATTGACTGTTGAAAACGACAGTACAGTAGTTCTAGATAAGGTTATTAGTGATTTAATAGCTGAAAATCAAAAAAACACTCTATCTTTGTTGGAGTTGCAATATAACAAATTACAAAGCGATTTCGCAATATTATCTCTTTGGGCAGGCGTATTGATGATTGTTTTTCTCATTTTTTCTATTTATTCAATATTCAAAGTGGATGAGATGCAAAAACAAGGAAGGGATTACCTTTTAAAAATAGAAGAGATATCCTCTAGTGCTAATGAAGTCTCTGAGAAATTGACACAACAATCTCAAGAAAAGATTGAAAATTTAGATAAAATGGCACAAGAGGAAATGGAAAAGCTCTCTGCAGAATATGCAAAACAATTAAGTGAACTGAAAGAAGAGATCTTTAAGATTCAAAATAGTTTCCAAGGAATAGTGAAAGAGAAAGCGTCGGATTTCGAAAAAACAATTTCAACATATAGGGAGGAACTCAAACAAAATGCTATAAAGAATGAACAAATGCTAGTTCAAATTGTAGAAGCAATAAAGAATTCAGGTGCAAGTAGTAGTAACAAAGAACAGAAAGGCTAAGATTATGTGTTCTATAGATATCCTAGAATCAATGGTAAGCATAAGCTCTATCATAAATAAGTTATCATTAGATAGATTCGAGCTGTTCAATAAGAATAACCTTATGCTTTTAGGGAAAGTTGAGTTTGCGTCATCTGAAGGAAAAGAAAAACATGATGTTAAATTATCAGAACCGGATGATGATATATATAATAGTGTAAAAGATGTTTTTCTAAAAATTATATCATTAACTTCAAAGGATGACAGTCCGGCCATAAGAGAAAGTGTACATAAATATTTATCTTTATTGGGTAATGTTATTTCTGGTTTTCCGGGATATAAAAAATCCTTTTTGGATAAGGAAACACAAGAAATGATAACAGAGGCTATAGAAAGGGCTAAAAACAATAAAGATGAGAATCTGAGAATTGATATTATTAGATGTAAAAATATTATATATAAAGAATCATGA